CTTTTCTACATGTTCCTCGATTTCTTTCAGACTATCTTCAATCAAATCATAGTCTTTTTCCCAACCTGCAAAAAATCCAGAAAGAGCAGATTCTGGAGTCAAGAGGTGTTTCACTTCATTCTCTTTTGCCCAATCCATGGCTTTGAGAATTTCTTTTTTGTTATTCTCAATGTCAGTTCCAACGGGGATTTGAGCTCCAGCAAATCTCATGTAAACTGGATCAATATCTGGAATCAAAAAATCATCAGGATCAAATGTATATTCCATATTTAATCAATTGGTAAACGAGCACGGGATGTTTTTTTCATGAAGTTGAGTTTAAGTGCATCACACTTAATCTTCTCTTTCAGTGGTTTGGAAATAATCTTAGACACTGATTCTACTTCAATACCATTTTCTTCACAAAAGTGAATTATAGCATCTATGTAGTTCATGTCTTCTTCTCTTTGCACAATCCTCTCGATTTCCATCGCAAAGGTAGTGGCAGTGAGGAATTTCTGATCGAATACTTTTTTAAGTTCCTGTTCCATATTCAGATAATTTGTTTTCTACAAAGTTTTGGACATATCTTGCAAGTAGTTTGATATATTCTACTTTTTCTTCACCTCTAATAACATACTCTACAACGTCCCCATTTTCGCATGACATGAGGATAACAAACTTCTTGACAAGGATATCTGTCAATTCGTAGAACATGCAGGCATATGCTGCTGCCTGAACAAAATAGTTTTCAATCCATTCTTTTGGTTTTGGTTTCTTGGCAGTTTTAAAGTCAATGACTGCCAACTCACCATCATACTCAGCAATGCAGTCAACAGTCCCTGCAATGCCCAAGTGAAGACTATAAAGACTGTCCTCTAAAGCATGAATGTTATCAATCTTATCAAGATACGGTTTTGCTTGCTTAAACAAATATTCGGATAATGGTTGAACTGAAGGTAGATCTTCGTTCTTTAGATAACTCTCGGCAAGAGAGTGCATATCTGTTCCACGACTGGTTGCTGCTTTAGTGATTTGGTTAGCTTTCTCTTCACCAACCTTCTTTCTCCAATCAGCAAAAATTTGCCTGTTATAAAAACTGGTGACCGAAGTAATGGACACCAGTCGTCGGAGTTCTTCTTCTGTGGGGAGTTTGTAGTAACGAACTCCATCAATGGTCTCCCTCTCAAGTTTAGGGAGACCAACATCAACAAAATTAAACATTAAAATCCTAGTGCCAGTTTCTTAACAAGATATTCTTTGACCAGACCAGAACGAACAATGTCATCAGTGTCAAATTCGACAATATTGAAAGAGTCCATTTGTTCAATGATTTTCATGAAATCAAGGATTCCATTTCTTTCATCCGATTTGGTAAGGTCAGTTTGGGTGGCATCACCACAGAACATAATTTTAGAGTTATCACCCACTCGTGTAATTATACTATCTAATTCATGAAAATTCAAGTTTTGACACTCATCAACGATGAGAATCGCATCATCAAAAGTAGTTCCACGAACAAATGACGTAGACCAGAAACTAATCGTCTCCTGTGCCTTAAGATTGCCATACAGCATCTCAAAATCGGCATCCGTAGGCATCTCAAACATGTACTTCACCATATTCTTATATGGAATCTGGTAAAGTGCCGATTTATCTTCGTGGTCACCAGGAAGGAAACCAATCTCTCTAGTAGCAACTAGAGAACGGATGATATAGATCTTGTTATAGGGAGTGTACTCATTGAGAACGTCTTTCAGAGCATTGTATAACGCAATAAAGGTTTTACCCGTTCCAGCACATCCATATAAGAATGAATTTTGACCTTTTTCGTATGCGGCAAAAAACTTTCTTTGGTTTTCAGTTAAAGGTTCAATATCAACCAAAAGATCTTGATTGATAGGTTTCTTTCGTTTCATTTGCTTTGCTGTGTAACCAGCTCCTACGGGTGAAACTTCAGACGACTTTCTCTTTCTGGGCATATGGTGAATTTAGATTTTTAGTGTTTGACGGTTTCCACCTGCTTTCTGTGCCTTAGCAAGCACATCATTCCAACCAGGGTTGCGGTTGATAAGTTTATCCTTCCACTCCCCCACTTCTCCAACACCAGGACAGGTGCTAGGATCAGAAAAATCTCTAATCCATTCGGGATTATCAATCTTCCACTGATCCCAATCATGAACACTCATGATTACTTCTTTAGTTTCACCAGTTTCGGTGTTTTTTACGGGATAAGTTGCCATTACCTATTCATAAATTCCTATTTAGACCCACTCCAAAGCTTCCGCAACAGAGGGAAATACTCCTTTGAAAATCTCTTTGCATTCGAGAGCAATATCCATGTGTTCCTTCTGAGTTCCATTAGCAGAACGCAGATTGATGTAGTGGATCCAAGAACGGCAGGAACCACTCATGTAGATCTTGGTTGGAGTTGCCAGAGGAAGAACAAAACGAGCACATTCCTTTGCGATCCCATCATTCAACATCTCTCGATACAAATTCATCGCAGCATCAAAATGAATTTGCATTTTTCGTTCATACTGTTGTTGAGTAAAAGGATCAATATCATCAATAGAATTCTGACGATTCTTGGTGTCCTGCCTACGAAGTTCAGGGAGAGGGATCGTCTCCGAGAGTAGGGAAGAATCAGCATAACGTTGCGAAAACTCTTGATATGTAAAAGAACGGTGACGCAAAATCTGAGCTGCCAGACCACGAGTAGTCTCAATCTCCAGAGTCATAAAACTCTGTTCAAACACAGACCAATGATTATGCTTGATGCAGTAACCCAACAACTTGGCATAGTTGGGATTTTCTTGGTTGGCAGGATTGCTCACACGAGCAATATACGCCATGTTCTCTTCAGGATTCGGGGTTGCTTGAATCAGTCGTACTGTCATTCTTCCTCATGTGTTTTTGTTTCAGTTGCTGCTTTGCCGACTTCTTTGCTTTACGCATGTAAGTCAACTCTTCTTCAGAATATAACCAAGGTTGCTTAAGTGCTTTCTTGGCTAATCGGATCGTGTCCTTGAGACGCATAGTACACCTCGTAGTACTTAATTATACCATGTGAAATCATGTTTCCTTGAGAAACCCAGTCATGAGCACACTCATATATTGACTGATTTGTGTATTTAGAAGTACCATCCTCATTTAAGTCACTACCATACTTAACGAGTAAGATTTTGATACACTCTTCTCTGAGTTTCATCTTTTCGTCGGAGTATCTCCAATCAGTCTGGATATCCATCGTCATCGTCAAATACCTCGTCGTAGTCTGAAATGTGCTTAGAAATTTCATCATATTGATATGCTTCAACATCAGAAAACACTTCCGACTCTAAAGCATCAACCAGAAGTTTTAGATTCCTTACGATCAATTTGAGTTTGTCTCTTTCCATGATTTTATCGGTTTCTAGCATTATAGCACAAAAAAAGAGGGGTATTCAACCCCTCCTATTATAGATCGGTTTGAAAGTCATTAACTGTTCAAACCAATCACGCAAGTGTATACGATAGCAAGACCAATACCTACATCCCCTATAAGTTAGTTGATAGCAGGCAGGTGGTCTGTTATCTTTATCCATATCATCATAATGATATG